CTTAAAACGTGAGATGGTGCCTTCTCGCTCAAAGATTGCCTGAAGTTGCTCCGAGTCACTCAACACCAGTGAACAGGCCTGGACTGAGGCTTAGTCGCGCTTGCGCGGGAAGCTTTACAAAGGGTCTGCGTCTCTGGGTGTGACGGCAGCGTCCTATCGCCAATCCCGTGAGATGATTGTCAAAAACGCCACTTCGATCGTGCGAACGATTGCGATGGCTGACCGTAATCTCAGAAAGCGATGGAAATTTCCGTGGTACGCCCCTAAAAAGGTGGCGGATCGGGTGCTGGAGGTCATGTTTGGTTGGAAGCCTCTTCTGGAGGACATTCACAACTCATGCTCAACAGTCATCCAATTAGCGGATCGGCTCGAGGCCGTGAATGGGCGTGGTATGAAAAATTATTACGTTTCCTATGAGTCTCGATCAAGTGACGGTAAGCGCATTGAGAAGTTTGTGAAAGGAGGCACCGCGAAAGCGACCTCCTCTTGCCTCGTTTACATCAGCAACCCTAATCGGTGGCTGCTAGAACGTGCGGGCCTTCTCAACCCGGCTGCTGTTGCGTGGGACCTAGTCCCATGGTCTTTTGTTGTCAATATGTTCGCGAACACCGGATCTCTGGTGAACTCGATCACTGATTTTGCTGGACTCACGTTCAACAATCTCTCCGACACAAGGACCTGGCACGAAGGGGGTGTTCTCACGAACGAGTACCACAACAGTGGCACTTTCCCCGGACCATGGCGTACTGACTCTGTCGCGACGGCAACGTACGTGTCAGATAAGAAACAACGCTTTGTGGGCGTGTCTCCAAGGCCTAGCCTTGTAACCAAGTTACCTGGAGCCGATTGGCAACTGGCGGCAATCGCCGCTTCGCTTATGACGCAACAGGTTTACCGTTTTAGTAGCTGGATTTCTCACAGCGGGAGACAGTGAAAGAACTAACCTTTCTGTAGCAGAGCTACAATGGAGTAAATTGATGCCTCAAGCAACTGACCTCGTCATCAAGAATGCCGCTGGTACGGACAAGACCTTCAACCTGATCACCCCGGCCGCGGGCTACGGCTCGCTGGCGCAGTGGTATCTCAAGGAAGGTGCTATCACGTCCGTGTTTCCCTCCCTCACCGCCCTCGCTCGACCGTCTCAACGGTCAGCGAAAAACGGCGGTTCGGCTCAGCACCTCTCGATTCGTTTCCGCATGCCTTCCAGCTATGTGGATACGACGTCCGGTCTCACCTTCGCGGGTGTGGCCTGGGAGTTCAATCTGAGTGTCGCCGTTCCTCAGGCTTATCCTGAGACATTGAAAGCTGACGCGGTTGCGTTCGCTACCAATGCCCTGAAGACAGCTCTGCTCACGCAGATGCTGAAGGACGGGACACCCGCGACTTAACTCAGACTTCTCCATCGAGGTTCTATGAAGCAACTTCTAGAATTGGTCCTCACTCTATGTGAAGACCTCGACTCAGCTCGCGCCTTATCGATAGCAATATTGGTGAGGCATGGGGAGTGGAACGAGGCTCAACGCCTCCAACCAGTGCGCCCGTCCGATTTTTTGGATGCCTACTCGTACCTTAAAGCGTCAAGCGCTCACGAGCTGGTTCGCAAGATCCAGCTCGACAGTGAGCGCCGACGCCTACACGATGCGGCAGTTCGCGTCTTCGAAGAACTCGAGCGACAGAACTGTAACACCAATGTAAGGCTCAGTCGTTTTCTTCCGGAAAAACTCCTACTGGAGCCCGGGGACACGCCTATTCATGATTTCTTCATGAAAGTGCGGAAAGAGATTGGTCTTCTGTTGGGGAAACTACCTTCTTATCTGACACCACGATTCAGTGGCGGGGCCACAGTCGGTGATAAAGGGCAATTCACAACAATTCCGGACAAGATGTCCGGGTCTGCGCAAATTTACCCCACTTCCTCCGATCTGCAGAAATTTTTCTGGGAGTCATCCTGGGGGGCTGTCTCAACGACAAACCCTCCGCAGGTCGTTCGCGCAAACACGTTCTTTTCCGTCCCAAAGGATGGCATTAAGAATCGTGGTTGCGCAAAAGAGGCTTCGATCAATGTATCCTTTCAGCTCGACATCGCCCGAGTAATCAGGCGGCGCTTGAGACGCTGGGACATTGACCTAGACCGTGGGCAGACGATGCATAAGCTTTACGCGAAATGGGGTAGTCGCGACGACTCCCTTTGCACCGTCGATCTCAGCAACGCGTCCGACACTCTCGCCAAGAATGTCGTTAAGCTACTCCTCCCAGAGGAGTGGTTTTCGTTGCTGGACTCGCTCAGGGCTCACTTTTCCAACGTCGATGGTCGGTCATACCTGCTGGAGAAATTCTCTAGCATGGGCAATGGCTTTACCTTCGAGCTGGAAACCCTGATCTTTGCCGGGCTTGCCCGGTGCCTTCCAGGCTTTTGTGAGGAAAAAAGTTTAGTCCGGGTGTACGGGGATGACATCGTTGTCTCCCGAAACCTGGGTGAAGACCTCCTTGCAGTGCTTAGGTATGTTGGGTTTACACCCAACACGAAGAAAACGTTCCTAACCGGACCGTTTCGCGAATCATGCGGTGGAGACTACTTCGAGGGTCACGACGTTCGCGCCGTGAACCTCAAGAAAGTCCCTGTTTTTCCGCATGAATGGATAGCCTTAGCTAACCAGCTCCGTCGCTTGCGCGACAAGCTGGCTGGCGAAGGGTGGCGTGCGTGGAGGTTTGCCGTGAGGCAAGTTCCTCTTCCCGCACGTAACTGTCGAG